TACAATAAAGCTACAGGCGTATTTCAACAAATCACCGACCCTGATTTTGCAGGCGCAGTAACTGTTGGATACATTGACGGTTATTTTGTATTTAACCAACCTGACTCACAAATCATATGGGTTTGCGACTTACTTGATGGTTTATCAATTAGTCCACTTAACTTTGCTAGTGCTGAAGCCGCACCTGATACGCTTGCAGCTTTAGCAGTTAATAATCGTGAGATATGGTTGTTTGGTACAAACTCAACTGAAGTTTGGTATGACGCTGCAACTGCGGGTTTTCCCTTAGCACCAATACAAGGTACATTTAATGAAGTTGGTTGTTTAGCCAAATATTCTGTTGCCAAGCTAGATAACAGTTTATTTTGGCTAGGCGCTGATTCACGGGGCTTTGGTATGGTTTATCGTAACCAAGGCTATACAGCTATTAGAATTTCTACCCATGCCATTGAATACGCCATACAAAACTACTCTGTGTTAACTGACGCTATTGCGTACACGTATCAGCAAGAAGGCCATTCGTTTTACGTGTTAACTTTCCCAACTGCGGGTAAGACTTGGGTGTATGACGTTGCTACACAAATGTGGCATGAGCGTGCAGGGTTCTATAACGGTGAGTTCACCCGCCATCGCTCTAACTGTCAGATGAATTTTAACCACGAAATTATCGTAGGGGATTACGAAAACAATAATATCTACGCTTTAGACTTAGATGTTTACGATGATAGCGTTGGGGTACAGAAATGGTTACGCTCATGGCGCGCATTGCCAACTGACGCTAATAACCTTAATCGTACTGCCCAACACACGTTGCAACTTGATGCTGAGACAGGCGTTGGACTTAATTTATACCCTGAAAATTTAACTAGAGAAAACATTACTACGCAAGCAGGCTTACGCCTTGCTACATCGCCTACAGGGTTTTTACTAACAGAATCAGGCGACATTTTAGTTACCGAGAGTGACGATACCATTGGATTAGATTACAACTTACTTGTTACAAGTCTTCACCCAGCTTCTGCTGGTTACATTCCGCAAGTCATGTTGCGTTGGTCTGATGATGGTGGTCATACGTGGTCTAGCGAACATTGGACATCTATGGGTAAACTTGGTGAATACGCTACCCGTACGTTCTGGCGTCGTCTTGGTATGACAGTTAAGTTGCGTGACCGCGTGTACGAGATATCGGGTACTGACCCAGTTAAGATTGCAATTATGGCAGCAGAGCTACACTTATCGCCAACAAGATCATGACAGAAAACATAACCCAAATACCATCAAGTAAAGTTCCTGTATTGCAACAGGATACAGGATTGATGTCAACACAATGGTATAGATTCTTTTTTAACATCTATACGTTGACAAACAATGGCGTATCGGGTAGTTTTACTACAGCAGATGGTAAAACAGTTACGGTCACTAACGGCATTATTACGGCAATTGTATGAACATTGAAATGAACACATCACATCATTTTAGCGACGGTTTATACGCTAAAGAAACCCACATACCCGCAAATCATTGGTTGGTACAACACGCCCACGCGTATGACCATCTATCTATTTTGGTTAAAGGGAGTGTAGAATTGACTGTAGATAACAAAACTTCGGTAATTCATGCCCCTGCGTGCATAAATATTTGTGCAAATACGCATCACGGAGTAAAATCATTAACAAATGTTGTTTGGTATTGTATTCATGCAACTGATTGCACCGATGTAAATCAAATTGATGACGTGTTAACTGCGCCCGTAAACCACGAAAAAGTTGCAGAGTTAACAATTAATCTAAATAAAGGGGATTGATATGCCTTGGATAATAGCAGGCGCCGTAGTAGGTAGTGCGATACTCGGCGGTGCCGCAAGTAAAAGCGCATCAGGCGCGCAAGCCGATGCAGCTAATAGGGCTACGGATGCTCAACGCGAAGCATTTGATAAACAGGTTGAGCTTAACAAACCTTTCTATGATACTGGCGTTAATGCGTTAACTAAATTATCAGAGCAATCGCCGTACACTAGAGATACTTTTACTTTTCAAGAAGACCCAGGGTACGCATTTCGATTTAATGAAGGTATGAAAGGTTTAAATGCTAGCGCCGCTGCAAGAGGTGGTTTGATATCAGGCAACGCTCTTAGAGCTGCAACTGACTACGGGCAAATGTCTGGGTCACAAGAATATCAAAATGCTTACCAACGATATTTAGCAAATCAAGCGCTAAAACTACAAGAGTACAATACCAATACTGGTGTTAAACAAAACCTTGCAAGTATGGGTCAAGCGTCTGCTAATAATCAAGCAGGGGCTGCGGGTGCTTTTGGTGCTTCTGCTGCGGGGAATATAATTGGCGCGGCTAATGCAGGCGCGGCAGGAACTGTAGGTGCTGCTAACGCGCTAACAAGTGGTGTTGGGACTTATCTGAATTACAACCAAAATCAAAATATGTTAAATGCGTTTAATAACAGGTCAGCGTATGGAAACGCTAATCAAGCAATGAATCAATACGGCGCAAGCAACGTATATGGATATGGCGGTCAAGGTACATATAACTTAAGCCCGTCTATGTTTGATGTTCCAGGAGGCGTATAATTATGGCGGCTATTGACCCAAACATTGCATTAGGCGTTAGGCCTATCCAAATTGAAAACCCAATGAATCAATATGCGGCGTTGTCGCAACTGCAAGCAAACCAAAATCAGAACGCTTTGGCGCAATATCAATTATCGGCGGCGCAACGCGCAGATGAAGCGCAAAATGTTCAAAATCAACTATATGCTAAACATTACGATGCACAAAAAGGGCAAGTTAATGAATCAGCGTTTCTTTCTGATTTAGCTGCGCAAGGTCAAGGATCATTAATTCCTAAAGCACAAGCCCAATTTGCAGAACAAAAATATAAAGAAAATCAAGGTAAAAAAATAGTAAGCGAAATAGGTAAACTTGATTTTGATTTAGGTAATAGTGTATTTACACAAGCACAAAACGAATTAAAACAAATAGATCCCCGTAGCCCTAACGCCGCCGCGCAATTTTTAGCATATCGTGAAAGACTTTACGCTAACCCTGCGTTAAAAGATTTTTTTGCTAAAACGGGAATGACCAAAGAAGCAACTGACGCGCAGATAAAACAAGCTATAAGAACACCTCAAGGACTTGCTGACACAATACTTAAGTCAATGACTACGGCAGAGCAGTTTCAAAAAATCTTGAATGATAGGCGTCAAACAGATATTTCAGCAGGACAGTTAGGCGTATCACAAGCTCGGTTAGGTTTAGAGCAAGAAAAAGCAAGACGTGATCAAACAATGGGTACTATTCCTTCTGGATATAGATTTAATAAAGAAAAGAATGAACTAGAATTAATACCTGGTGGCCCAAATGCTGTGGCTTTAGCGCCAAAAGAAATACAAAAACGTGAAGCCATACTACCGCAAGCAAAACAAGCAGTTAAAACCGTTTCAAACACTATGTCAGTTATTGGTGACACAGTAGATGCCTTGCTTAAAAACCAAGATGGTATTAACGGCATAACTGGACTTGTATATGGAAGAACACTTGCAGTTACTGATGCTGCACGAAAAGCAAACGCCGACCTTGAAACATTGAAAAATTTAGCTTTTGTTCAAGGTATTACAGAACTTCGCGCCGCGTCTAAAACTGGCGCGGGTGTTGGTAACGTCACTAACCGCGAAGGCGATAGGTTTGAAAATCTTAAAGCATCATTAGATCGCACGCAGTCAAAAGAAGATTTAATAAATTCGTTAAAAAAATTAAAACAACAAGCCCAACTTACATCGCAGTTTACAAACGAAGCATTTGACGAAACTTACAGCTACAGAAATAACGCAGAAACAATGCAACCGCCGCCAGTAAATTCTGCGGCGCCTGTATCTCCAACTGCAAAAAAACCGTCACTTAACGAAATATTTACCGCACCACCTAAACAATAATGGCTACTATTCAAGAACAAATTGCACAAGCAAGAAGCGCTGGGTACGACGACGCGGCTATTACTAAGCATCTTGGTACGTTGCCAGATTACAGTTCAAAAATAAAAACAGCTTTAGATAGTGGGTATAAACCTGCTGACATATTATCTTACTTAGACACCGCGCCTAAACGTCAAAACGTAGGCCCTGAAAAAGGTAACATGTTTACCCAAAGCGCTGAAGATATACAGTACGACCCAATGAGCGGGATGCCGTTAAACACATCTAATTACGGATCAGCACCGACAGGTCTTACCGCAACAGTAGGTAAAGCGTTAACTACCGCAGCTGGCGTTCCTATTAACTATGCAACGGGAGTAGCTTCGATACCTTTAAACGTAGCTAATATAGCCGCTAAAGCAACGGGCTTTGGTAAACAAACAACAGGTCAAGCGTTAAACGCGCAACAACAAATTACGCAAGGTGTTAATCAACAAAGTTATTCGCCTGTAACGCAAGTGGCAAATTTTGCAGGTGAAGTGTTTAACCCAATAACAATGGCTGTGCCAGGCGTACTAGGTAACGCAATGGCTAGATATGCACCTAATGTAGCGCCTACAGTTGCCAATGCGTTACGTTCAGGTGGATTTAACGTAGGTGTATCTCGTTTAACTAATGCGCCTGCGGGGGTAGCAACTAATATTCTTCCGCCGACCATACTTAATCGTTTAGCAGATGTTGGCGCTAAAGTAGTTGGCGGCGGTACTGTTGGCGGCGTAACTAACGCTTTAATTAGCCCTAATGATATTGGCAGCGGTGTTAGTTATGGTGCAGCAACGCCGTTTGTGCTTGGCCCAGCAGGTAAAATTGCGGCTAACGTAGGCGGTAAAGTAGCCGATTTATTTACAGGTCAAACAATTAAAGTTGAAGCTGGTAAACGTATGCGTGAAATGGCAGGTCAAACTATTAATGAAATCCGCGCTGCAAACGCGCAAGCGCCGTTAGACATTACGTCTGCACAAGCTACAGCAGGCGTTACAAATGATGTATGGCAAGCATTTAATGCATTTATGCAAAGTAAAGATAAAAATAGTCTATATACCATTATCGAAAAGAAACAAGATTTAGCCAATTTAGAAAAATTAGCTAATTTAGCTGGCGGCGATACAGCAACAACCATTAGGCAAGCTATCATAGACGCTAAAGCGTCGCTTAATGAAATGACAACGCCGTTACGCAAAATTGAAATTAAAGCTGCTAATGAAGCCAATAAAATTTTAAATGAAATAAATCCAAAGATAGAACAAAAACAAGGCTCAATCGTACAAGGATTGCAACAAAGTGGCCTAGCGCAGACCAACGCAGCGCAACAACAAAATTTAGCCGCAGGTAATGTTATATCCCCTCGTCTTGGTGGCACAGGTGATATGTCACCTAATCTAGTTACATCATATGAAAATCAAATGCGTGTTCCAGAATTTAAAGGTGCGGCAGACGATTTAGCAACCATTACCGCGCAACGTAAAGCTGAGTTGGCGCAGTTACAGTATGTAAAAGATAGCCTTGCTGCACATGGTATGGAACCAATTGACACAAACAACATTATTAGAAATATTAACGCTAAGTTGAATGACCCTAAAATTGGCCCAAGCGATGTTAGTTCAAGTGTATTGAATACGGTTTCAAATAAAATTCAAGAATGGACTGCAAAAAATGGCGGCGTAATTGATGCTGAAGCGTTGTATAAAATTCGTAAAGAAGCCGTTAATGAAGCAATTGCAGCTAAACTAGGTACTAACGCTGATCCTAAAGCGTCTGCCAAATACACAGCCGAATTACTTGGTGAGATACGCCCATTAATTGATAACGCTATTGAAAAAGCAGGCGGTACAGGATGGCGTAATTATCTGAAGACATACGAAATTGGCGCGCAAGAAATTAACATACAAAAATTGTACGGTGAAGCCGCAGAAATGTACCGTACCAATAAACAAGGGTTTGTTGATTTAATCAAAGGCAATAACCCTGACGCCGTAGAAAAGATTTTTGGCCCAGGCAGTTTTGATATTTTAAAAGAAGGGCTTAAAAATGAAATGCGTGCTGGCCCAGCAATGAATGTAGGTGAAAAATTAAAATCATTGCAAAAAATAGCTGCTGACGTTGAACGAGATAAAAGTATTGTTGAAGCCGCTAATCGAGGTAAAGGCGCGCTTGATATTAAAAAACTTGGTTTTACCGAAAAAATCCCTGGTTTCGTTGGTTACGTTACTGCTATAGCAAAAAAGGTTGGTCAAGCGTTAGAAGGTAAAGTTGAAACAAAGATTACGGAAACAATTGTTAAAGGTCTTAGAAACGGTAAATCCGCCAATGAAATTCTTGACACCCTCCCTGCGGACGACCGTTTTAAGGTACTTAAAGCGTTAAAAAATAGTGAGGAATGGAACGCATTAACTGGAGTCGCAACTGAGCGTTCAGTAAACAAAAATAAACTAGCGCCCGAACAACAACAAGATAATCAAAATGCTCTAGCGAGGTGATATGGATATGGAAGCAATGGTCAACGAAAATGATAAGCGCATATCGGTTCACGAAGCTGTTTGTGAGCAACGATATAACGCCAT